GTGGGCTCGGAGATGTGTATAAGAGACAGGTATAATATACGTGTGTTTTTCGCAACTTTTTCACCTCATTTTCGCATTTTTGCACCTGTTTTTTATCGTTTTGCACATCATTTTGACCATCATTTTTCTGCATTTTGATGCTACATTGACTATCATTTTGACCATTTTTGTATGCGTTCATACGAACTGTACTCGCTGTTCACATATAAATAGGAAGAAAGTGGCTTATTTTTCGGGATTTTAGCATTTTATAAATGATATGTTTGTGTGTAGCTGCTACTGTAGCATATACTGTAGCTGCTACTGTAGCATATACTGTAGCTGCTACTGTAGCATATACTGTATATGTCACTGTAGCTGCTACATCTTATATTATTATTTCACACGCAATAGGAATTAATAGGAATTTTGCCAAAAATGAAGACTTGCCTGAGACTGCCTAGAATGCCTCAGAATGCATTTTAGGCTTTAGGTGATAATCAGATCGAAAAAATTATTTTCGCAAGAATTTGAAATACTGCACAATTTCAGCTTTACTATTTTGTGCAGTTTTTCTATTGACAGAACTTTCTGAATCTGTACACAAAAATAAGCCCCGGATATCCGAAAATACCCAGGGCATGTGTGACATACTATTACCTCGACCAAAAGGATTTTTATTTTACAGCGTACTGCTATGCGTTCTTACACTCGCTTAACAAAATCAAGTGAGATCCATCCGGCACCGGACTTTAAGCGTCCCCATCCTTTCGCAGACCCTGTACCGGATTTTGTCTCCACAATCGTAAATGTGCCTTTCCCGGTGTGCTTTCCGGTTTTGGCATAATTCGTACCCGGACCTTTCCGGATGTTGAGATCCGTTGCATCCACCCGGACCTTGTAACTACCGCTTGAGGATGCTGCAGGCTTGGATGCAGGCTTGGATGCAGTTGAACCGCTTGAGCTGATGGAATGTCCTAAGATTCCTTCTGCGATTGCTTTTGCACACTTATCCACATTCCAGTGGGATTTATCCACAGCGTTATCAACAAAACAACACTCCACCAGGATAGCCGGACTCTTTGTATTCCTCAAGACATACAGATCCGGCATATATTTTGTACCTCTGTTCCTGATTCCGAGTGCCGCTGAAATATTGGCACAGATCCGGTCAGATACTGCCTTTGTTCCTGTATCGTAATTCTCAACTTCACACCCAGTGCCACCACCGGCATTCAGGTGTATTGACACATCAAGGCTTGCCTTATGAGCATTGCATTTCGCTACGATTGCCGACAGATTCGCACCCTGAGTCCGTCCATTATCATCCGTACAGTCATAGACTGTATGCCCTGCTTTTCTGAGGTATTCGATCACCTTATTCTTGACTGCCCTGTCCTCATTCACTTCTTCCAAAAGCCCTGAAGCTCCTCTGCAGATCAATGAGTGTCCACCATGTACGTTATAAATTGCCATAACTGTTCTCCTTTCATTTCACAATAAAAAAACGGCATCACTTCTGTGATCCGTTCACCTTACCATCGTCAAGTAAATCTTTAACTCCCTTAAACCATGCTTCGACTGTCTTCTCCAGGATGTAATCACTCAGTACCACCTGGAGCCAGTTCGGCAACAGCTTTCTTGCCTCCTGTACTACATACTTGAGCTTCTGCTTATTATCTCCGTAGTTATATGCCCTCTCTGCCGTCAGGATCAACTGGTACACATCCTCCCGGATTCCGTCAAGTCCTTTCATCTTTGCATACTGATATGCCACCACCACGGTAACAAAAATCAGGATCGCAACTACCAATACCACAACCGGCATCGGAATCTGTAACAACACATTCCACAATTCCATTTCGATTCCTCCTGTCTTTTCTTGTTGCCCCGTAGGCTCTGTATAAGCCCGTGGAGCGGTTTTGAGTAACATTGTGGGGAAATTATTGCCAAAGCCGTCCAAACCCAAATAGGCTAGTTTCTAATCCTATCAGAATCCTACTTGCGTAGCGATCCATCCCACAAGGATACCTACTGCCGCTGATACAGCATAGCCACATACTTTTCGCCACATTTCCCCGTCTCTGCTTTCCAATGTTTCCAAGCGTTTCCCCTGCTGCTTCTGCTCGCCTACCATAAGCTCAATGCTCTGCGCCAGCTTCTCGACCGACACAGTAAGCGAATTGATCTGCTGTGTAATCTTCTCCAACACTTCAATCCTCTTGTTCTGACGATGGTTCTCGTCTTCGATCCGCTTCTTGAACTCTTCGTGTTCCGCCCTTGTAATTACGTCATCCATCTTTCTCACCTCCTTTCACAGGCTATAAATGCGTGCTTGTCATCCTACTGCAAATACCGGGCGAATCCCGTATGTGCTTGTAGCCATATCACTGCTAGCATCTCCGTATTGCGATATCAGGGTGTATGTCTGCGATCCTGCTACATTCCGCAACCAATAGTTTACACCAATAGTCTTCAATTCAGGAGCAAGCCGGAACAGTGCTAACTGCTGCGTATCGGATGTCTGCTTATTACTATTGTCAGTGCAAATATATGTTCCGTGAACCATCACTTCATTCATGAGATCTACAGATGCATTGCCCCATGCTCCATCAGAAAACATCCTGTGTGATATCAGTGAATTTTTAAATACGTCCGGCAGCGAGTCTGCTATTTGATTTAACCGCACAGTTTTCATCGTCGAACTTTTGTAGCCGCCTGATGTACTGTTGCTTGTATGCATCTGTCCGCTCCCTAACGCAGTATCCGGGACTATTAATATATGGGGTTTTTGTACTTTTTCTGATTCCTGATAACCTACACATTTCCAGTAATTAATGTCCGCTATCCGATATCGCACTCCATTTATCTCCCAGTAGTCACCAATATACAAACCGTCAAACGTCCCATCCCGGATTGCTGTCAACTGTTCCTCCGTGATCGATTCACCCAAATTCTTTCCTCTGAAGACATTTCTGTGCATATAAGGATTGTCAATAAGTTCCTTGAGCATTGCTCCGATTGGTATTGCACTGCCACCATAGTTAACAGTTACATCCCCTGCATACTCTGCATTACCATCCCAATCGACTGTATGTATGTTGCGTCTGTTATTAGCGTCTGTGCCTCCACCTACAATGTGGGCATATTTATTATCAGTATCCTCCACATTGTACTTGCCCTGTACGTGCTGGTACTTGCTTGAAGCTATCGTACCACCACCCTCGGCGTGAGTGGCTGTCTGATTTGCGACCGTGGCAAACCCCTCTGCATGAGAGCATTGACCGTTAGCCTCTGTACCATAGTTCTGAGCAGTTGCCATGCCAGCCGTAGCTTTTGAGTTGTATCCCGATGCATGGGAATAGTTGCCTGTCGCATACGTATTATACCCCTCGCTATGTGCTGCTTGACCACTCGCTGTAGTACCGTAGCCCTCTCCGTGGGCGTATTTGTTCGATGCAATTGTTCCTGCACCACCTTCTGCATGAGATCCACGTCCTGTTGCTTTTGTCAGTTCTCCCTCTGCATTGCTATACTGTCCAGATGCTTCGACATCTTTTCCGAGTGCTACACTCCTATCACCCTCGCCTGTTCCATCTTTTCTCCCCCAGCTGATCGCCCCGTCTGCTTCCAAAAACTTTTTTTCTTCCATTGCAGACACTACTCCATACAGTTTTTCCATACAGGATATAAATGCCCCACGTACCTCTTCCCCGTATACTGCCGTTTGCAGTTGTTCAACTTCCTGTGATATATCAATGGTTGCCATACACTACCTCCGTTGTAATTTCTTCCGCTCCTGACTCAAATTCTTTAATCAGCTGCTGCATTTCCTTTTCGTGCTGCACCTCAAGAGACTTAATTTTTTCTTCATAACCCTGTTGCAAATCAGCAATATACTTTTCGTTCTCTTCCGACAGTTCATTCGCCACGTTGGCTCTCATGTCTGCCAGGATTGAACTCAGAATCCCTTCTGCCATAAAAAGAGGGAGCCTGTAAGCCCCCATCGTCCTGTTGATCTGTTGAGTCAGTGCTTGCTTTGCGTCTGCATAGATAGCACTTAACGGTTTTACAATTTCTTCACTTTTTTCTATCTCTTCCATCACTGCTCCTCCTTTTTCCCAAATGAAAAACGCCCCTTTGCAACCGTGCATTCTGCTATTTTGGAATCATCCTGCCCTTTTGGAAATGTGATCACTATCTTTTCTCCGTTTATTATTTCTTCCGTTAATTCTCTATCATCCATTTGCATCCTCCTAATTCCAGTAACCTACGATAATACCATTATAAATCCGTAGCTTGCTATATGACCAGTTAATATCGCTTCCTGATGCTGACAGCTCTGTAACAATAGGGATTGTTCCCGTATATGCTGTATACCCCCCTGCAGATAGTGATCCAACCTTGAAATTTTTCAAAGTGTTCCACTCCCCGTTCATATCACACCCCAGGTGCATCCCGTAATCGTCATAGATGCTGTTTGCTCTGCTGAAACACAGCATAGTTGTATAGGATGTAGCAGATGCACTTGCTTTTTGAGCAAATGCCATATATTTCCCCTGCGGCTCAAGATCCATGACAAGGCCTTTGTGTGATTTATCTTTCTGCCACTGGTTTGTGCCAATCTTTCCGACATAATATCCATCACGGTAAAAATGATTCCCTGCTTCATCGAATACGGATCTTTTTGCCGAATCCTGGATTGCTGAATCGTATATGGATATCTCACCGGCTGTCACCTGGACATACTTACTGCTGTTGTTAAATGCAGTAATAACCCGGTCATAATATTGCGTTACATAGGATGCAAACTCATCCTTTTTCACACTGCTTGTTACGGCATCACTCAATACTGATAACTGTGCCTCTGAGTAAGCGGAATAATACCCTAGAATCTCTACATCTGTAACATACACCGTTGTACCGGATGCATAATTGTAGATATAAAAATATCTTGATCCCTCCGTAACTGAATCAAATCTATACTCAAAAGTCTTGTAGGTAGCCGCCAGTTCCCCTGCAGCCATATACTTTCCTGAACTGCCAAAAATCACAGAGATCCTGGCTGTCTGTTCCTGCCCTTCCTCACATTTTGCCTTGAACCTTACCGTAAACGGTCCTGTTTTTCCTACTTTTACAAGCTGTCTGAGATACAGGCCTGTAGAATCTACTCGATTCATCTGTACCCAGTCTTTTGATTCAACAGAGATCTTGGTAATGCGTTCAGCATCAGATCGATACCATGAAGCAAAAGGATCATCAGAATCAGAAAAACTGCCGTTTTGGCAGTAATCATGTTGATTATTTTCATATACCTCATTTACTGATGCGGTTACTTTTCCTACTTCCACATCCAGTCTTGCATTAACATCATCCAACAGCTCCTGGATTTCTCTTAGACAGCGTATATCCGTAAGATATACAACCGTATCAGCATACGCATACACCTTAATCTCAATCGTCTTTGCAGCTTTTGATATTTTTACAGACTGTGAATAACTGTGAAATTCATCAGCAGTATATTGATTAAAATACGATGTAGCAGTATTCCCGTAAAATCCATAGCGAATATAGTTCGGATGGCTTCCTTCCGGATATGCAGCTTTTATCGATACCGTATAATTACCGGCTTCCAGTGATCCCAGTGACTGCCTGATGGATATATTCCCGTACGCAGAAAATGTCAGCTTAATCGCTGGCATATTCAGAAACTCTGCCTTTTCAATTTTGCAAACATCTGTTGAACCGGTTACGGTGAACTTGCCGATATCAAGAGATTCTTCCTCTCCTCCTGATACATAATTTTTCCGCTCAACAATTTCTTTCACACTCGACACTGACAAAGCGATCCTCTGCTCCATATTTGTAATGGAGTTTTCTATACTTTCTTTTGCAGCACGAACCGAACCATCTGCATGATCTTTCGCAGCCGTCTCACTTTCAGAAATCTTCGTTTCCACAGATGTCCGGTACCCGATGTCGATGGATTCAGCCAGTACACTGTCTGCCATAAGCATCCGACCGTTTATTTTTCCATCCATGGTCAGTGCTACACCATCAACCGGACCATCATATCCCTGGCTGTAATGTGCCAGCCCTCCAAGTCCCCACCGCCATAAATTCTTAGCATTCTCGACCCCGGGTGTATCTGATACAATAAACTCGCTTTTTGTATGGATCGCATTACCAGTCTGATTCATGTCATTCAGCAGCTTCGTAGCATCCCGTAATGCCTCCTGAAGGATTTCTCCTTTGCTCGGTATGGAATTTATTACCTGTTCCATTTGTTCAGTCTTATGAGCGTTAGAGGATGTATAGGTTGCATTCGACTTTTCCGTACCGAGCGTGATCGTATTTTTTGCGAAATTACTAATATAAATCTTTATGCTGGATAGTGGCATTCTGGTGTCAAGTCCATTTGGCGGTGACACGCACCGGATAAGATCCCCCACTTTAAACTCCTGCATACTCGCATCTTTCAGGTTAAGATCTATCGCCTTTACTTCCAATACCATATTTTCATACTGCACACTTGACAGATATTCCCTACCTTTCCGAAGTAGGTTTTCCGGTACGGTTACATCATCCCATGTAACCGTCTTGTATATTCTTCCATACGTTGCTACTGCATTATCATCTGATACATAATCAACACCGCCATTTACAGATTCTATCGTCAGTCTTTCTTCCAATCCCTCGATTTCTGACTCATCTTTTTTTGCTCCCAACGGAATTACACAGGTTACAATATTCGATGCATCCATATTTTTGGAATAATCAAGCAAATTTCTCCCAAAGCTGATCTGCTGATCGTTCTGCGTGTAATACTCATCATCATTCAGGTAGTCGAGATAGCGTATTCCATTCTCTTTTCTGATTACCAAATGACCACCGAGCCTGTCCAACAGTTTATCTTTCAGAGTTGCCCTGGTAGTCTCCCAGTTGGAATAGCGATATAGTGAATCATTCGGATCCGTAACTGACACTCTGCCAAGAACAAATTGCTTTCGATCATCCACCTGAGAATTATGATTATTTATCAGTGACCGGAGATATTCTTTTACCGGAGTATTATGATACACTGCAGGTCGCTGAACACTGTCACAAAAATAGGCAAGTTCTCCCTCGACAAAGACCTTTTTTGTGCCTGCAGCATCTTCATCGTCATAGAGAACTCGCCCTGCAAATTTTTCAACACCATCTTTATAAAAAACGATGTCCGTCGTAAGCTTCTTTACATACTGATAATATGGGTGTGTCGGATAGACTGAAAACTCTGCCTGTCCGTTCACATTATCCCCCTGTTGGTAATATGCATTACCTACGATCAACTCCTTAACACGTGGGTTATGGATGGTATACTCTTTTCCGTCTACAAAAGCTTTTATCGTATACATTACAGCATCCCTCCTCTGTGTATAATGGTAACTGTTCCAGTGCCTCGGAAATATAGCTTATTTACACCCTCGACAATCGCAATATCATACATCATATTGGTGCCGCTGGTCATTTGGAAAATCTGATCATTCCATTTCACCTGCATTGCTGTACTGGAAAGAATTTTCAGCACTTCATTATAGGACCACCCGTTCAGGATGATTTCTTTCCATTCATCCTGGCTGTCTATCACAATTTCAGATGTCTTCCGGATGATTCCGTCAACAAAACTGAAGGTATCCCAAATCCATGGATCTGCTGATGATGCAATATCTATTTTGAACGGATCGCACGTACATTCGATTACAACCTCTGCCAAAACTTCGTTAGATTTTTTCGTACTTACCTGACAGCGTCCTGTATAGTAATACCCGGGGTCTGTGTCCAAAATAATCTTCTGTTCCTTTCCCTGGATAGCATTTGCAATTTTGCTGAGAAGGGCTGCCCAATCATAATAGTTACAATTACGGGCATCAAAAGAAAATTTCAATGTACGCATTTCATACACGACACCTCCATTTTCAGCCTCTGTAAGATCAAGAGAGCCATTCATTCCCGGAACATCAACATAGGATGTCTTTGCTTCCGGAATGGATATTTCTACTTTTTTCAGAGACAGCCCCCATTCCTTGTAGGAATGAGAGCCATTGAACGATACTCCTGTTTTCATTTATCAGCCTCCTCTCTTTTTGTGACTGTCAATACGTCCCATATTTTTGTCAACAACCGGAGTCGTGGCATTGCCGATTTCTTCTCCATCTAAATCAACATGGACGTGCGTTTCTCCCTCGATAACTACCTCGGTTTTGCTGCCATCAAACGACTGACCGTTCTCCTGCTCAACCTTGTAGACCTGACTTATATTCTTGTCCAATGTAATCTTTCCGGTCTCAACATTTACTGCAGCCTGCATCCGATCTGCAAGAGCTTCCATTTCTCTGTCTGTCTGTTTTTCCAATTCCGGCATGGAATCTTCCATACCGACTCCAACTCCAGGAGGAATCCACTGACCAACCTCTTTTGCAAATACTCTTGATGGTGAATGTATTCCCAGTGCATCCTTAACTCCGTCTACAATTCCACCAAAGAATGATGATACCTGTTTTTTGAACCAACCGGCCGCATTGGTGATTCCGTTCCATACACCAGTTACAATGTTATGTCCGATATCCATCATCTTTGATGGCAGGTTTCGGACTCCGTCCATGACTGCATTTACCAGATTGGTTGCAGCTGCACGTCCTTTTGCCATCAGGTCTGATCCCCAGGAAACAACCTTGCCGGCTGCATTTGACAGCCACGTCCAAATCTTACCAGGCAACTGAGCGAAAAAGGTTATGATCGCATTGATTGTATTGCTTGCAGCCGTCTTCGCCTTGCTCAGCATATTGGATCCCCAGGTAACAAGCTTCTGAAGCGTGTTCGACAGCCATGTTGCCACTTTTCCAGGCAATTCAGAGAAGAATGTCACAACTGCATCTATTACATTCTTTGCTGCCTCCTGTGCTTTTTGAAGCATATTGGTTCCCCATTCAACCAACTTGGTAATGGTATTTGTCAGCCACGTCCATACCTTACCCGGTAATTCTTTGAAGAATGTGATAATCCCTTCAATGATGAGCGGAACGTTTGTCGTCACCCAGGTCAGGGCATTTGTACCAAACTCAATCAGTTTACCGATAACAAATCCCAAAGCATAACCAATCTTATACGGAAGATCCGTAAAAAATTGTACGACCGCATCAATTACAGTGCTTACCACTTGTGATGCAGATTCTAACAGACCGGCTCCCCATTCCTGGATGCTTGTAATGACCTGTGTTAAAAATTCATAAATTCGTCCGGGCAACTCCTGAAACCACGTAACTACTGAGTCTACAATTTCCCCGACTTTCTCTGGGATCTGCTGGATAAATTCTACGATCTGATCCCAGTGTTCTTTTATCACAATAACCAAGTTGGCTACAGCAAATACAATTCCGGCAATCGCAGCCGCAACAGCCGCAGGTGCTCCCAGGATCACTGCTCCAACTGCAGCCAGGGCAATTCCGACACCCATCAGGATATCTTTTACAACACTGAATCCGTTCTTGAACATATCAACGAAATTCGTGACCGCAAGTACCGCACCGGCTATGATAGATCCTACTCCGGCAATCACCGTTCCGAATGTAGCAAAAAATTCTCCAACTGCAGACACTGCAGGGGCTATAAATGATCCGATTTTCGACATTACGGATCCTACTGTTGTTGCAAGTCCGCTGAGTTTCGATCCAAAGGTAGCCAGTTTAGGGAACTCTAATGCAATTACTTCTCCCAGGGTTCCGGCTCCGCCTTTCCAGAGGGCAAAACCTTCAACTGCTTTTCCGATTACTCCGATAATACCGGATACACCGCCTTTGAATGTATTCAAAATCGAAAAAAGTGTACTTAACGATGCAGTCACATCCTTGGCAACTTTCAATGCCACAATAGATGCTGCAATAGTTCCGATTGCTTTTCCTATTGCTTCCAGGGTAGCCGGATCCTGACTGTCGATCACGGAGAATATATCTCCGATCAGATCTACGATGCCCTGCACAATACCTCCGGCAGTATCTAAAAATCCTTGAAAGAATCCATCCAGCAACGCAGAAACACCAGGAAACTCTTCGCTTAGTCCCTGGCAGAATCCGGCAACAAAATCTTTCGCTGCCTGAATGATCACTGGCATATTTGTCTGAACAGCCTCACTGATCTTTCCTATCATTTCACCGAAAGACTGTCCCAGTTCCTCGGAGTGTTCTACCAATCCAAGCAGAAATTCTGTAAACAGGTAAATCCCGGCAGACCACATATCACCGGCAACATCCATGACCGCACGTGCCAATTCCGCAACCATTGTCGCTCCGGCAGATGCAAATTCACTCTTATGATCCACAATCCCCTGAATGAACGAACCCACGAGATTTTCAGCAATTCCAATCAGTTTCGGTGCCGCTTCTGCAACCTCAGTTACAATCTGAGCCATAACCTCCCCGGCTTTCGTTACCAGGGAATCCAGTCCACCGTCATTGAATGCCTCCTGCATCCCCTGGACCATCTTCTGAGTTTCTTTCACAACATCTTTTAGCGGTGTCTGCATCTCCTCGTATAAGGAAATTCCAAGTCCCTCTAAACCCGATTTCAGAATTGTAATCTGACCGTTCAGGTTGTCGTTCATCGTTTCTGCCATATTGGCAGCCGCACCATCACAGTTTGCAATAGAATCCGACAACTTGTTAAAGTCATCATCTGATGCATTCACTATTGCAAGTAATCCTGACATTGCTTCCTGACCACCTAAAGCGGCAGCCATTTGAGTCTTCTGAGATTCTGTCAATCCTGAGAAGCCTTTCCTCAAATCCAACATAATCTCATTCAGAGATTTCATGGACCCATCGGTATTTGTCAGAGAAACTCCGAGGGTATCCATAGCCCCCTGAACTTCTTTGGTCGGTTTTGCCATTCTTGAGAAAATACTTCTCAGTGCTGTACCAGCCTGGCTTCCTTTAATAGACTGATTTGCCATAAGACCGATTGCAGTAGCACAATCCTCTGCAGAGAATCCGAGAGCTCCAGCCACTGGTGCAACATACTTAAATGTCTCTCCCATCAAACCTACATTGGTGTTCGCATTGGATGATGCTCTTGCAAGTACGTCAGAAAAATGAGTGGCATCCGATGCTGACAGACCAAATGCTGTCAGTGCATCCGTAACAATATCGGAAGTCGTTGCCAGGTCTTCTCCCGAAGCTGCCGCAAGGTTCATAATTCCTTCGATACCGTCCAGCATATCAGCAGTTTTCCATCCTGCCATTGCCATATACGAAAAAGCATCCGCAGATTCGGTAGCAGAGAATTTAGTTTTCGCCCCCATCTCCTTCGCCTTATTTGTCAACGCTTCCAACTCAGATCCGGTTGCTCCGGAAATAGCTTCCACGTTAGACATGGCAGATTCAAAACTTGCCCCGGCTTTGACAGCTGCAGTTCCAATTCCTACCACCGCTGTTGCTGCTCCTCCGATGATCGCAGTAGTGGCTTTTATTGCCTTGGAGGCACACGATCCTATTTTGTTGATTCCGTTTTGGAATCCACTTGTATCAACCGATGTATCAAATTTTAATGTGCCATCATAGCCCAATATATTCACCTCTCTTTAGGGCGAACAAATGGATTATCGGCTCATGATGGCTCTACTTAATCTGTTGTCCGTTTTGTATAATTACTTCAAAAATATGGGAACACTTGCGACCTTTACAGGCCACTTGTATCCCCTTACATTCTGCCTCCTCTGTGAAAAAGAGTGGCATCCTATATCCACACTCAGGACACACTACCTGAGTATATTTCTTTTTGTTAATTTTCAAATTATGCAGCCACCTCCTTACACCAACCCGGTAAGATCTCCACCGTGTAACAGGGCTTCGGTCAGGAGTTCATTTGCCTCCCTTTCGGCATCCGGAACAGGGAGTGCATGAACTGCCTGCATCTTTTTGTAAAATGCTTTTTGTTCTTTTGACATCTTGGAGGTTATTTCCACGCTTCTATAGCCCATGATTTTTACAAATTCAGTGTCCTCTCCCAACGCTTTAAACAAGGCTCTGAACTTCCACCAGTGAAGATTTGCCACATCCTGCAGATCAATACCATACTGTTGCAAAAAAGCTGCATATATATAGGCATCGTCATAATCAAATGAGTATACCTGCTTTGAATTGCCTTTACCCGTTCTTCCTGACTGATCGTGTAAATCTTTTCTGCCGCACCTGTAAAACCAAATCATTTTTTCGACAGCCTCTGTCATATTTTCGGGAACTACTGGATAATACAAAGACAATCCCTGCATAAGTTTTTGACGTTTGCCAACCTCATCGTCCTGCATGAGTAATTCAAAAAGGATAGAAATGCGGAAATCAGAATTGATCCAATACTCCGCACCATCTATCTCTACTGTTTCAGGAAGTGTGTCAAGAAGAATGTTAGTCATTATTTACAGCGTTGAATTTCTTCTTTAAGTGTGTATTTTTCCCTTTTTTCTGTTCAGCTCTTCTCTGCTGACGGTTCTGTACTCTTCCGGCTCCGTATTTGGTTGCAAGATCGTCCATGAAAGTTTTTGTCTCTCCTGGCAATGCAGTAACCTGTGCGAATCCTTCCATACGGATTCCCAGGTTATTATTCTTGTGGAATACTTTTTCAGCCGTTCCAATTCCAAACAGAGCATCGAAATATTCATCCACGCACCGGCACTGATATCTCATTCCATCAGCTGTTGATAATCCGTCATACGCTTGCGGATCCTGGATCTTTTTTTTAATCTCCTTATTCAGATCCTCAAATTTTTCTACCACGTCTGCATCCATCAGATCCAGTACAAGATCTACTCCGTTAATGGTTAATTTGCTCATTCTTCTTACCTCCTAAAATTGTAAATAAGAGACTGCCTACTCTGCAGCCTCTGTAAATGTTCTTGTCTCCGTGTTAAATGTACCCAGGACCGGATCACCGACTGCGTTCAGGTTTCCTTTCACAACCTGCTTGTTCTCTCCTGAATAATCGGATACCTCACAGGATACACGGAACTTTCTTGCTTCAAATTCGTTTGCCTGTTCTCCCTTATTCCAAAGCTCTACCCTGACATAATCAAACTCTGCATCAGCTCCGGTATAATGGTTTCTACCAACCATATACAGAGCATCCACAGCTTTCTCTTCCTGAATATGTTCTGCCTCAAACGCAAAACTTGTCTCGTATCCGGTAACGGATGACGAGGAACCTGTATCGTTCACGTACTTTACAGATTCCGTCTGAGCCCCCGGGCTTTCATCGAGAGTGGTGAATCCTGTTCCCATGAGTACATACTCCGGCTTTTCGGATGTACCCACATTCAGGTAATCTGCAATCATGTGACGCATTACTGCTGTTCGTTTTCCCATTTTGCTACCTCCTTTTGGTATATCAATCTTAACTGTATCTGATACCGTGCATTCCGCATGGATCCATCAAACATATATCCATTGGATAACACTTCTATCTTTTCCGCATAGCAATTTTCCGGCAGATCCGGCAGAATCCCTTTTCGGTTTTGGGATTCAATCCACTCTGCAAATTTTTCGTAAAATGAGCTATTTTGGATGTTTTGGACTCGATCCATGGAATAATACTCTCGACTCCCGAAATTAAACTGATACTGCCGTTCTTCATTTCCATTGACGTACTTCTGTATTACGGGATTAAAGATTCCTGTCTCAAGCACATATTCCACAGCCTGATCCCCAAGGGCATCCACACGGAACACCCCGTCTTTCAAAAGGGGGCATTGTCGAATATATTCTTCAATCCCCCCAATAACTGAGTCTGTCATTCTATCCACCTGCTTTTTTTGCTCCGTCAAGTATCTCTTTCTTCTCTGCCACCTTCATTCGCTCAAACCATTTCGCTCCTCTGTTCGGATCGTATGATCTTGACTCAGACGTCGCATAATACTGAATTCCTGCATACGGAGTAATATACTCCACAACACCACTTCCAATCACTGTCCCGAGTTTCCCGGATTTTTCCAACATTCCAGTCTGTAAAGGTACTCTAGGACTGCATCGACGCAATACCTCAGAGTCAACAAATTTTTGCATCCGGCTAAAACTTTGGTTCTTTTTTGCTGCAAAAGAAGGATCCCATTTTAATTCTGCCATTCCGCCTTCGCCCTTAACTATGCTACCTCTCGGTGTTGTAATTGCCTTGAAAGCCATTATGCACCACCTACTCTCCAATGCTTTACGGCATCTGATCCTCTCCGTGTATTGTCCGAATACTCAGTCACACGAACGATGTCACGATCATACTTAAAAAGATCCAGGAAGTCCCGGATCCGTGACGATGTGATAACTCCACTGCTGAAATCAAAGTCATCAAACTTCCATTCTCCATTGTAGAATATTGTTCCGGTTATGATGTAGCAACCTTTCTGCAACGTCCAATATTTCTTGACCTCTTCATCATCCAGGAGCTTGTATTTATCCTCCGGTATATATGTCCGGGCATCCTGTACCCTGGCACTGATCGGAATCCTGATTTTAAAAGCAAGGTTCTCTTCCCTCTCCGATGCAGATCCACTGGAAGATCTCACATCTACAAATGATACTTCCGAAATATTGGTCGGGACAAAGACCTCCCTCCGGGTTTCTTTGTCAAGACGGAGATTAAAAATGGTGATGTCCTGATTTGTAATCATATTGCCGTGACCTCCCTCTGTAAGTTAAACCTGTGCCGGACAGATAGATCTTCATGTCAGCGATCACTTCCTGACGCATATCCGTTTCATTTCCGGCATCGGCATACGACACAGAATATCCATCGTTGCTTTCAGACTTCAATTCCTGGTTCCGGAGTTTCTGATACGCAGAATATTTTTCCACCGCACAGCATATCGCATCTTTTACGCAGTCAGGAATAACCTCAAGGCTTCTGAGCCGTCCGAAAGTTATTGTATCTATCAGGGCTGTAGCCCATTTCAGATTCTGTTCAAAAGCGGTTTTGCTTACTTCCGTACCTCTGTACTCCATGGAGTAGTAGTTGTAGTCAGCGTATGGTTTCCGTATAGCCTTGTCAGACATTTTTAATACACCTCCCGTAGATTTTCCTGTCTAAACAGAAAATCACCTCTGAGGCTTATTTCTCTGCCTTAGAGGATGCCTTTGTAGTTTTCTTTGTTTCCGGAGCTGGTGTTGCTGCCTGTTCCGTAGCACCTGCAGAAGCAATCTGAGCTTTCAGATCAGTATTTTCTTTTTCAAGAATTTCAATCTTTGCTTTCAGATCCTGGATCTCTTTCTCTGCCTTTTCCAACCGCTCGGATGGCTCTACGTGTTCATGGATCATGTTCCCGTCCATATCCGTAATCGTATATCCCATGGCAATATATGATTTTTTCTTTTCATCCGGAATTTTAACAACTCTGTTTGCTTTTCTCGCCTTTAACATTGTTTCTCCTTTCTACGGAAAAAGAGCCGTTTCCGGCTCCATCCCATAACAAATATCAAATAATTATGAATGCTTCGTGATGTTGAATGCAATCGCATTAACTTTGTTTGGAAGCAGGAATACATCTTCAAAAGATTCCTCGAAGTATTCCCACTTACCCTCAGATCCTGCAGACGGAGGATCCAACTGTGCAAATTCATAATTCGTAGGTGTAATGACTGCAAGCGGATGAACGAGGCACATATTGATCTGATCTGCCTGTGCATCAGCTTCCCATCCCTCCGTGAAGTCGTATGCGGTTTTCATCATGTCTGTAGGTACACTGTCCGGGAGCTCCACTTCATCAATAGATGTGATCGCTCTCTTTAATGCCTCGGATCTTTTAGATACGTCAATAGTCTTGACGATTGCCTTTGCGTTGGAAATGAGGGTGCGGACATCTGGAGTAACGTAGAGGATACGTCCGGATCTCGGTACTCTGTCATTATCCATACCAGTCATCATTTTGTCGAATACGTCCAGGACGTTATCCGTTGTGAGGACCGTCTGATCTGCTGTCTTTCCCTTGCCAGTGTAATCAGAGTAAAGCTTGGAAATGAGATAGCAGTTCATTTCAGGGAACTTCTGTTCCTCATTGAACACTCTTGTAATGTTCGCAATGGAAGCCACCTGGTTTGTCTCCTGGATATCACGAGGGTGAACCAGTGTAGACCATGTTCTGTGGTTGGTTACCTGAAGCGGTGTCCACGCAGTATTGTAATTACGCTTTTTCTGACCGATAGTATCTCTATCTCCGTCTACACGACCAGTTGTAGAAATAGTCGGAATTTCAATAACATTGGAATTTACCCAACGGTATCTTCCGTTATTCGGTGTTGCAAAAAGGGCACCGAAGTAGAGTACATAAGGGAACTCCTGCTCCAATGCCTGCTGATATTCTTTTGCATAGTTTAAAGCTGCCATATTCTGTTATCCTCCTTAATTTTCTTTAGGCTGTCTTAATCTGTTGAAGCCCATGTTCAGGAATGGGTTCTGATTTCCTCCGGATGCTGCTCCTCCGTTCGATCCGGCAGAAAATCTCGGTGTCTTTCCTCCGCCACCTGCTCCGGATTCTCCGTTGCCACCTTCTGCTCCGGATTCTCCATTTCCATCCTTGTTTCCAGTTACAAATGCACCTTTGTAGTCCTCGTCTTCCATAAGAGAAGCCATGAACTCTTTTGCCCCTAAAAATGTTCCTTTTTCGTCAAGCTTGAACTCTTTTGATCGCAATTCATCCAATACGCCTTTTTTCGCAGCTTTTGATGTAAACTTGTAGTCAGCCAGGAACATCTCCTCGGCATGGGAACGGTTCTGAGCATCCATCTGATCTCTCAGAGCCTGTGTATCGGTGTTATACTTCTGTTCCCATTCAGAAACTTTTGCTTTAATTCCGTCAACGTCCTGATCTTCAAAGGATTTAATCTGAGTGTTGGCATCCTCCAACTGCTTCTTTACTCCTTTGAGTTCTGTTTCCTTGGCATCGAATTTATCTTTTGCCACGTAGCCACCTCCGGAAAGATCTACTACTTTGATGTTTTTATCTGCATCAATAGCTGCTTCCAGTTCTTCGGCAGTCATCGGAATGATCGCCCCGTTTTCGTCCTTCTTGAAAAGTTTCTTTAAAAATTCGTAAGCCATTGTTACTTACCTTCCTTTCTTTTTTCGCTGATTTCGTTTAGATTCCGGTTCACTCCGGCATTGCTATCATGCATTTATATCTCCGCACGAAAGAGAGTGAGACAGTTTATATGCCATATCACAGGGCAAAAAATAAGGACCATCACCCCAAAGTGATAATCCTCATTCTCAAACTTGCTTGTAAGCTTCGTATCAGCCCATGTAAGCTTTTTATTCTGTTGTGTGGGTATTTCTTCAATCTTTTCAGGGATGCCTATATTCACCGCCTATTTGACCCATAGATGGGAGATAGCAGGATCACCTCCTTCCTACTCTTCTGTGAATACAACCCAGTCCTTAGCTGCCATATCTGTCTGAGACGGCGCCCATGGTACAATTCCTTTCGGTGCATTTTCATTGTCACTCACAAGCCCCGTAGTCACGATATAGACATACTGCTGAGTCATTTTGCTGTGTTCATCCGGGAACTGCATTTCAAGGTAAATTCCTTTTCCGTTCCAGCCTTTTCTTGCCACCTTGACACCACGTTCCAGGAATTTGTACGCATCCCCGAATCCAAACGTAGCCTCTCCGCCGAGTTCCGGGCAGTTCTCTTCATCTGCAATCTGCCATTCGTCAGACGCAATATTGTCGAAGGTGTACTCCGGGCGGTCTGTCTGGCGAATATCCAGTTCCTCTCCGTCTTTGGTGTGCATCATGATTGTTTTCTTCTCTGCATCCCAGTACCAGTAGCCGCCCCAGTTTGGCAACTTTACCTTCGCACCCTGTTTCATCAGCATATAAGCATCTGAAAACATCATGGTTGGTCCGAAATCCGCACAAATACAAGCTTGCTCAATGTAAATGTCCTTGCAGTTCGCATGAACCAGGTCTTCATTGTAGGTGCGGTCAATGTACTTCATCTTCTCCTCAACATTCGGATTGACAATGGTTTCTGTCTCTCCGGTCGGCATATGAATATAAAGGATAATACAGTCAATATCCTCGTTCTTTACTTTTAATTCTTCATACTGCTCAAACAATTCCAATTTCTTCATTTTCTTGTACCTCCTAATTTGATTTTTTATTCGCCCATACAGCCTTTTGAGCTGTGGATCTTCCAAAATTGACAATCTTTCCTTTTTCATCTTTGTATGCCACTACCTGAGTCCTTGCACTCTCATAGCTCCGGTTGGTATCTTTACAAAAGGATTTTAACTCCCTCTCTTTCTTTTTCAGCTTCACACTTTCCAATGCGAAATCTTCCTGAATGCACTGTATTTGTGCCTCGCTTCGTGATTCCTTCATAGCGGAATCGTAACTGGCAAGAATCCGCTTTTTCTCACGGATCTCTCTTTCATATGCCCGTTGGATCTGAGAACACTCATAATCTGTCAGCATACTGCCATTATGTGAGTATTTCGCCCGGTCATATTCTGCCAGCTTCTCTTTTGAGTATGCAGGACTGGATATTCCCGGCCAGTATGGATAGAAACTGTGTCGGCAGTTCCAACCGCATAGTCCGGATCCTGATCCGTACCCTGTAGAATCTACAAAATTCGGATAGTCAGGTGATGACCCGTGAATCTTAAAAACCCTCCCCTGCCATTCAGCATGAGATAGTCTCGCCCCGGCATGGGCTGTGGTTTCGTAATACTCAGCCCCCAAATCTTCCGAATACAGCTCTGTCAGTTTCCCGGCTGTCTGATTCAGTCCTGTTAATACAGATCTCCGAATCGCAACATCAAGTTGTGTCCTGGATCCTTTTCCGTACAGGACATAACCTCCATCTTTGGCAGCTTGTTTGATTGCCTCTCTGACTGCTTCATAATACGAAAATCCACCGGAAGTCACTTTCATGTATACCAGATTGGTTGCTTCCAGATACAAGCCTCCGGTAGTCGATCCAGTGGTCATAGTAAGGTTTCTGATATCGCCGTTCGTTTTTGCGACAGCTGCATCCAATACCTGACTCATTGCCGGAGATAATTTCAGATCAATATTATGCCCTGCTTGCAGTAGTGGCTGTGCATCGTAGCGAACCCCCGTCCGTGCTGAATCCCGAAAAAGTCTTTTGATCTCATTCTGTGATTTTCCGGATATACTGGCAACATCTTTTACAATGTCCTGCATTAGTTTTCCGTTCTCCCTCAACTGCTTCATCTGCCATTCTGCACTGTCTGTCATTCTCCCGGTCTTCACAATTCTACGGGCGATATCCTCAGTTATGGATTGATTCAGTGCGTCATACATGCCAAGCAGATAATCAGTGCATGAGTTCAGGTACTCCGGAGTCAGCATATGCCGTACTCCTGCTCATGTGGATCATTTCGGATATGGTAAAAGGGGCATGTCCTTTTAATATCATCCGTACACTCCGGTGGATCTGTATCACAGTCCACGCATTGATGAACGGACATAAAAAAATCCGGAGCATAGTCCGGGTTACCTGTCATTGCCATATTGTCCTCCTCGTCTATTCTTCCGGTGGGTATGTAGTTGCCTCCGGGATATAATCTTTTGCCTCTTCCTCCGTACAGCCAAAATACCAGGCAAAGAATTTTTCAAGCTTCAATTTACCTGACAGAGCCATGGACCAGCGTCTCTGATACTCAACCTCTGTATCTTCCAATACACCATCCCCCCAGGAGCATAGCTTCTGTATTTCTCCTGCCGGAACTATGTCATACAAATCACACAGCGTATTCATAACCTCGATTAGCTTATCCAATCCATGATCCCACGCTTTCTGCATATTGCATACTGTAGTGTAAGATCTCTGCTTGGATGCTTTGATCTCCGTGGCAGTCCTGTCTACCTGGTTCGGATTGGATATTGTGCCATATGCAAGACCACACAAAAACTCAACCCTCCGAAGCAGTTCATCAAGTCCCTTAAACATAGCACTGTCCCGGATTTCAGGGCTGTATGGCTGAATCATAGCGTTATTGTTCTTCCCCTCCATGTCGTAAGTACGGAACAATCTTTCCCGTCCTCTCGGCAGGATAGGATTTGCATTCTTGTCCATGTCAAAAATATCGGATGATGCATCAACGGCTGCTTCTTTCGCTTCATACTCCCATAATATCCTCGAATACTGTATATCTGCCTCCCGGATCACTTCAACAGCCCGAGAATACGTTGAAACGCCTAACGGGGAATGTGGGTCAATATTGTTTGCCCTCGGAACTTTGATATATAAAAAGAACGGTCTTTCGATTCCGTCCATTTCAGTCACAGGCTCAAGTCCTGCCCATTCTTCGATTGTTTCCAGCGGTACTTCCTGCATAAATGGATGTTCCACACTGATCTGATCGTCCTCGGTAGTCATCGTATTTAATCTCTCGGATCTGTATGCTTTATTTACTACTGTATAATGCTTGCCCTCCAAATTATGATGTTCTAACCTGGTAAACAGATAATTTCCAACACGTTTAGAATCAATAAATACCGCTCCGGTAATTTCCTTGTTGCTGTTAAAAGCCGTCGGGTAGAATCTGTTTGCCATGACGAAATCCAGTAGAATCCTGTCAGGCTTTCCCGTTACTGGATCTTCTCCTGATACATATGGTTTAATGACGATTCCCCCCAAAGCTCCCCAAAGTTCTACAATATTATCAAAATTGCTGAGATAATTTTCAAACTGCTTATTCAGAAATTCAGCCCTGGCACTCCCTTCCAGCTTAAACTGAAATTCTGTCAGAATCAGCCTGGAAAACTCTTCAGCAATCGCAGCCGGAAGATTCATTGTCCGGATGTCTGCTTCTCCTCCCATCCATGGGGGCTTATTTTCGTACATCTGAAACCATAAAGAGATAGCATTATCCATCACCCCGGATGTTGCTATCTGCACATTCAGATTACGTTCCAAATTCTGTTTAGGAAACATTTTTCCCACCACCTTTCTTATAAAATCAGCAATCACAAATTGCATACCTCCTTTACTTTCTGATAAATTTATTGATATCACGCTCCCATGAATATTCAAAGGCATCTAGTGTATCAATATCTGATGTACCATCATCCAGTCTTTTCAGTTCAATTTCCTTTGGATCCCATACCGCCATGCTGACCGCCTCTTCATATGATTCACAATCTTCTGTCATTTGGAATCGCTCCATAGCCGTCAATGCGGTTGTAGCGAAGATTCTGTCTGTAATTTTTCGCTTCATAGCATCAACCAGCTTAATATCTCCATGTCCGGATTCTGCCAAAGCTGTCCTAAGTCCTCTGATAAGCACTTTTTCTGCCGAGTCTGCATATATCTTTGTGATAAATCCGTATTCTTCTATGACCTTTTCAACAAATCTGATAAAAAGTTCATTCAGCTTTTTGGGATCAACATCCAGTATTTTTTCCTTACCCGAATCAGGATCGTATGCCCCCTCCAGGTATCTTCTTGATTTTAGCAGAATCAGCTTTTCATACCCTTTGGTAATCCCGGACGCAACAAAAGCATGACCGGATCCATTTCCTCCGAAGTCCACACCTATATTAATCCTGAATATTTCTCCACCTCTTGCCATTGCCTGTGCCTGTTTTTTGGAAATATGATATTTACCGTCTTTAGCTGCAATGGATGTTGCCAGCTTGGTATAGATCAATCCTTCTGCGATAGATCTCTTACCCAGGATATCCCTGATGTACCATATACTGTCAGGATCATACTGACTGATAATCTCTTTTCGACGTTCCTCTGAGATATTCACATTATCGAACAATGTCATGTGTGCATAATTATATCCACCTATCAGGATGTTCTTTTCTGCCTTTTCTGCATACTTATCAATATAATTGACGTAGATTGGTGCTTTTGGATGCTCCGGGTTGAGATCCCAAAAGATCTTTCTTTTCTTTGATGCGATTGTACGGTTAAAAGCTTCCTTGATCGTATTATCATGATGCAGATTAATCTCTGTCGCTATCCACATCCCGTACGAATTACCTCGGATTTTCTGATAACTGGCTGATGAACCACCACCGGCAAATATTACAATTCGCTCTTTGAAATTAGTAAATGGACCTCTGATAGCCAATGCATCATTATCTTTGTAGGATGTCCATCTGCACTGCCCCCGGAAGATATGTTCCAGTCCGAATCCATTGGCATCACCGATATTCAGCTTCGCATTAGCCATCGTGGATCCTGTTGCAAGATGGAATTTATCCGGAGTGTCACAAAGTTCTTTTGCGAATGCAAGGATATGATCCACAGTTTTTCCTGACCGGACAGCACCTTCCAAAATGTTATACATATTTTCCTGACATTTACGGATGTATTGTAGATGCACATCAGAAAATCTATACGGAACCTGCTTTGTGAGCAAGACCGGGATCCCATCATTCAACATACTAAGCCACTGATCGTATCCCCATATCTTTTCTATGATGTCTGATACATCTTCAATTTCCACACCCTCACCTGACTTCTGCTGTTTCTCATATTCAAACTGGGCTTCTCGCAACTGCAGTTCCGGGTTATACCCTGCCGTGTCTCTGCAGTATGTCATGGCCGATACATTTCCTTTCATAGCCGTCTGAACTGCCATAATATTTATAACGTCACCCAACGACCATCCTTCCGGGTTGATTCCCAACTGCTGTAATTGTTCTTTCTGATTTGGCGATATATCCAACTCCAAAATCTTCCGCATGGATTCCCTGAGATCTTTCTTTTTCCTCCTCGCAACACCTGATGCAATACCACCCTTCCGGCTAAGTTCCTCGGCTTCCTTCCGGCTTCGATTCTGTACTAGGTTTTGTTCATTCGCCACACCTCCACCTCTCTTCTGCAACGTAAAAAGAACCCAGTACAGCCCCGTGTAGGCATTTTCTGAGTTCTTCCAATGTCTTTATGCTATTCAAATATTTAACGGCTTATTCACTAAATAACAACGTCAATGTCTGCTTTCCGGTATTGATAGATTCCATGATGTCAACTCCGATCTGTCTGTAAAAATCCGGATGCACGATACATTCATATGCCCGTGCCATTGCTTTCCTCTGCTCCGCTGTCACATTGATTCTGAAATCTTTTGCTATTTTCAGAGCCTTTTTGAAATCTCCCTCTTTAATTGCTGCTTTTACGATATCGGTCTTTTTCACCATGTCTTCTCTCCTCCTACTTCATCCTGCGTGCTTCATATATATCAGGAGTCCACGTTGTTCCATTATGGGTCGGGTCTGTCTCTTTGCCTTTCTGAAACTCCGGGAGTCTGCTCTCTGTTCTTCTGTCCAATCCTCCCTCTTTTTTCATATGGTCGAAGTATCCACCCCAGTCACCATAATCAAAAAGATTCATCTGCCTCGGCTGCAATGCTTCCTGTTCATCATGGAACATATCAAGTTCCGTCTTTCCGGCCCTCTTTCCTTTCCAGGTATGGACATCGTATACATATCCCGGGATGTCACTGGCATCTCTCATTCTCAGGTTTTCCACCTGTTCATAATCAACAAACTCTTCAAATTCCTCTTCCGTCAGGTTTCTATCGCCCCACATGAAGTTACAGGCTACATAATCTGCATCCCTGTTTTTCCGTGCCATGCACAGTAAGATGACTGCTTTTGCTATAAAAAGGTCGTTTGTATCTCCGACCTTTGCTTTCTTATTTACATACTCGTCAGCCTGCTGTAATGCTACGATTTCTTTGGTCATGATTCCGTAGCAGTCCTCCGCTGACACTGTCAACAATCTTTTCCACAGGTACTTTCTGTATTTTCCTGCCAGCTCATTTGCCGCATATGCTGCATGTGGAATGTCACATCTTCTGATCGCTTTCTGGATCATTGAACTCATTTCAAAAAGATCGTATCCGTTTGGTGTTTTGATATTATATCCCATGTTTTTCTCCTCCTGGTGTGTGGTTTCTTTTCTTGACTTTATCTTACCGCTCTCCGGGAAGTCGAACAAGCGTTCTCATCTCTTTCTTCCATTTTCAGCAATAGCACGGCATATATACACCAACATTTGTTATCTTTGTACATTTATCTTTGCAGTGTTCTTCTTGAAATCATAATCATAATACTGCCCCCACTTGTTCATCATGGCATATTGTATTGATTCATGTACCGACCTCGGCTCTACATACCCTGCATTTGTATCCATGGTTGCCTGGGTACAGTAATATACCGGCTGTAAGATTACACGGTTCAATAGAAGTTCCTGCATTGCCATATCAATATCACTGGTTGCAGGATCATCAGGATTGTATTTGGCTTTGAAAGCTGCTTTGTTTACCCACCGGATATGTCCCGGCATTGCTTTAAACTGCCATTCGGAATGATAAACATATGGAGCCGGCTGCGGATTATCGTATGCCAACCCCAAATTCAGATCATATAGAACCTGTGCGATTCTCTCACATTCTGCCGTTGCCCTCTCCTGATCCAGCTCCCCAGTCTTCGTTCTGATTGGTGCTTTGTAGTCCATCCGGTACAGCATTTCCTTTACATCATCATCTACAATGCAAATAACGTCCTCCGGAGTATTCTCTATGATCCAGTAGAACGTCGACATAAAATCATGTACTTTACCTTCCGGTATTACCAGTATATCTTCTATACCGGCTTTTCTGTATGCCTCCTCTTCCTCGGCTCTCACAACGTAGGTACAGTATTCAAATACATTTTTTGTCATGATTGCATCAGGTCTCATATAGGACATACAATAAATGTTAAATGTAATATTCTGACTCATAGTATTTCTGCATCCTCATTCCTTCTTTCAGGCTGAAATTCGGCGTTAATATATCTTTGGTAGTCAGTTCTCCAAGAAGCTGTTTGCACCGGAGATACACCAGGTTCATCCCGGCATGCCAGCAAAATCCAATAGACGCATTGATCCTTGGATTACATTCCAGTAATTTTACCTGAGCGTTCTGCATTGATCTCATCCCGGATTCAACGGTCATGTTTTTCAGTGTCTCGCCGGTCACGCCCTCTAAAATGAAATCAAAGCAGGCGTTTCCGTCTACTCCTAACTCCTTAACAATTGTCCTGGCTATTTCAAATGCTTTCTCATTGGTTATAATCTGACCATTCACCACCGCACCATATTGCATATCAAATCCGGCATATCCCGCCATAGCAAGAACATTTCCATGATCTGCCAGTACACATACGCTGTAATCAATTCCCTCTACATATTCCTGCAAAATCACCCGATTGCCAACTTCAATAATCTTATATAGATCCTGATCGGATATGTAGCGGTTGACTCCACATCTGTTGAATAATGAGATGTCATATGCTTTCTCATTGTCAATAATGCAGAATCCGGTCCCTCCGCATTTCTCGGATATCTTGCAGCACAATTTCATTTTTTTATTTTTGTGTGCCTCACATACTACTTTTGCGGTATGGATAATATCTGTAGCACATTGCCCTGGCATATACCATCCAAACTTCTCCCCGAACTTTTCTTTATTATTCAGGATCCTCAGTGATCCTTCACTTGCCACGGATACTTTTACTCCCATATCCTCAAACTCCTGCTTATGCTTTGCCATAAGCTCTAATTCTGCCGTAATATACGGGATAATGATATCTGCCTTCGTTTCCTCACAGACTTTTTTTAAAAACGGTATATAGCCCGGATCCGTAATCGGAGGGGCTACATATTGGTACTTTGTTCCGTGACGGAGTAATTTATTGGCATCCATGTTTACTGCCACAACATCAACCGGTCTTCCATCTTCATTTTTAACCAGGCAGTCAATAATCTCTTTGGAATGCTTTGAGCATCCCGTAATCATCACTGTAATTCCACGCATCGTCTTCCCCCTATCATGCATCCTGTCACTGCATCTACAGCCTTTCCCGGCTTTTTCAATTCTTCCAGGATCTCATAGTTACTATTGACCTTATACATTCCGATAGATGGCTGAATAAAATTTCCTTTCATCGAAACCGAATAAGCCCCACAATTTTTTATGAGAATATCATCACCGGTTCGCAGGTCACAACTGCATTCCCTGTTGATATAATCACTCTCCATACAGGTATAACCACACACAATGTGCTGTACACTGCTTTTGGATTCCGGTCTTGAAATGTTTACGATCGGAAGATTTTTATAATCAGCGATCATGCCGCAATCAAATGAACTTACATTTAACGTCGCTACCCTGAAATCTTTGAAAGTTTTCCTTTTCTTTACATTTTGTACTCTTGCCAAAATGGATACTGCATCTGCTACAAGAGCCGTCCCAGGTTCCAAGATCAATCGTGGCATTGACTCTCTTTGTGCAAACGTCTCTGCAAATGCTGTCGCTACTGTCTCTGCATATTCTTCAAAGGTTGGTACGTTACTTCCAAACTGAACCTCAAGTTCCGGATCCATCCTGCCATACAAATGACCACCGAGATCAATATATTTTAATGTGGACTTCTGCAGCTTTTCTATATCCTTTGCTATCCGGAGCATATGGTTTGTCTTTTCTTTCCACACCTCAATACTCCGACTTCCTCCTACATGGCAGTGGATTCCTCTGACTTTTATACGGGCTGCCTCTAATAATGCAATTACCTCAAGCAACTCACTTTCCAGGAATCCGAACCGGCTGTCATCTTTCATGGCTATTCTGATTCCCACACCTGATATAGCATTGTTCCGATTCCTTTCAAGCAGATACTGTAACCCCTCCATGGATTCTATATTGACCATGCCCGATCTTGAAATTGAAATCATTTCAGGACACGTGAGAAGACCATTGTAAATGATCCTGCCCTTTTCACAGCCTACTACTTTAGTAGCAAACTCACATTCCATTGGAGATACTACTTCTGCGTATCCTCCAAGATCGTTGACCAGCTTGCAGATTCCCGGAATCCAATTTGTTTTATAGCTGTACGCAATGAAAGTATTCGGATAAATCTTTCTGAACGCTGACTGCAGATCTATGAAGTTTTCAATGAACCTGTCGGCATTAAAAAAATACACCGGATTGCCTCCAGTGCATTCTGCGATTTTTTTCAACTGATTAATCTGTAGTGTTTTATACTCCATCTATTCCCCATCCTTTCTTCTCCCTTTTCTCTTTCGCTTCTACTCTGACATTTATATCGTCATACCATACTGCTCTGGCTTTGATCTTTCTTGTCGGTGTTACGATCGTCTTTTTCCCTTCAAGACCGAGATCCCTTATCAGATTCAGATAATCTACTTCATTTCTGCATACGATCATCACGTAATCATATTGCTCATACCGTAAATGTTCCATTGCATCCAGGTTTTTATTCTTCGGACCTTTCTCTTTTGCATCAATCCCAAGATCAAGCGTCAGATCTGCAGTCCATTCAGACAACAGGTTCATGTCCCATTCTCCTGCGTGGGTATTGTCTTTGATATTGATAGCCCGTAATTCAGATTCTGTATACCCATGCAATTTTTTCACAAGGACTGTGGCTTCCGGATTGTTCCTCTTCATCAGCTCCACTCTCTGATTCCCTGCAATGACATTATCATTTTCATCCAACAGTATTAACCCAAAATCGCCAAGGGTATCCAACGACTGCTGTAATTCTTCTGCTTTTTTCTTTCTGATCTTTCTTGGGTTTCCAAACCCATTTTTAATCTTCTGTACTGGATAGTTATCAACAACCTCAATCCATTTTTCCATGATTATTCTCCTTTTGGTGTTCTTTTTGTGCATAGTAAAAGACCGCATCTAACGACGCGGTCTTGTCGGGGAGTATTTAGGGGTCATACGAAGTTAGTGTTCTGCTTTTCATGGAGTTCCCAGGTGCATGGCACACCTGGGATTCATGAAAAAGAATGAAACACCAGCACACTTTGCAAATCAGGTGTCCAACTAATGCCCCACCTGTGTTTTGCAGTTTATACTATAACACCGCCCCAAAATACAGTCAAAAGAAGAAAAATGGAAATCAATCTTTAATTTCATACAGCACCATTGCGTCCAGTCCGAAAAATAAAATCGTCAGATCATTCCTTGCTTCTTTTGCATCTTTTTGGATGTTGCTGATATCCGTCTGATAGATCTCTGCAATCTCTTTTGTATTTTTCTTACTGTCCTCCCTCTCCAGGTACATATATTCCATCACAAACCACCGTCTGTGCATGACTTCCTGAGATGAGTTAAGGCAGTTATTTCTGTAAACCTCCAACATCCTGTCTACGTGTGCCATAATCATTTTTACAGCATTTACCCCTCTGAGCTGTCTGTGTAATGTCTTATCCTCATCAAACAGATGGAACTTCATCAGCACATCCATATTAACTAACGTCTGATCTACTTCCTCTGCCTGTTCCAGGGTTACAACTGCCTGTTCCGCATAATCTTTTAACTTCGTATAGTTTTCCAGGAGCTTCTTAGTCCGGAACAGCAGACTTCTCCATTCTTCTTTCTTTTTCTGCTTCTGCACCGTAATGTATTTTGCAACCCCATCTTCCACAGCCTTTTGACAGATCTGCTGCAATTCCTCCTGAGTTAATAACTTTACCTGTCTTCCATCTACTTCCCCGCTTTTCTGTGTCCTCTTACCCATTTCACTACCTCCCTGATCCATTGACTTTTTTTCATCTTCACCGTATAATTTCACTAGCGACTTGTGAAGATCCTCTGTTTGCCAATGGCATCAGGGGATTTTTTACTTTGTTCCTCCGGTCATCCCAGCTCTCAATGCTTCATTCAGGATCGCTGCAAGCTCTGTGATCGGAACTGCAATCCCGTAGTCTCTCTTCCGGTCGTAGATACTCACTACTCCGGTTGATACAGCTGCTTTAATTCCTACATCCGTTGTTTCCTGCTTGATAATGCGTTTCTCTGTCTGAAAGAGACCTTTTCCCTTGAACTTTGTATATACTCCTACAGTCTCTGCACTCACTCCGTCAATCGGACCTTCTTTTGGATCCGTCACACGCCTAATCACAAAATCATCCATACTACTTCCTCCTAAACATTTCTCCGTATTCACAAGTTGCAAAATGTGATACATAACCGTATCCGTCAGCCTCTTCCGGATTCTGTACGATCGTACCAGCTATGACTTCTCCGGATGCAAGGACTATTCTGTCCTTACCTCCATCCTTTTTATAATTTACAAAATCAGGATTTACGGGCATCTGTTTTCCGGCTTTCGTCCGTACAAAAATAATCCTTGCTTTACATCTTTTACATTGTGAAAACCGGCTTTGTGTATTAATCTTCATTCTCATCCGGGATTCCCTCCAAAATGCTTTCCGTCATTGCTCCATCCAGCACATCCGCACACATTTCCGCAACTGCCCCCAGTACCTTTCCTAAAAAGTAAATTCTTCCTGCGTTGCTTTCGTCTGCTGCTTCTGCTGTACCTTTAACAAGCGATCCGATAAGTGAACACATTTCTTTTGGACTTGCATTGCCGACAATACTCCCATTTACACCATCCTCCTGAATAAGTCCACCTAAGTAAAAAGTACCTTCCATTTCCTTTACAGTCCCATCTTCAAGCTCAATTCTTACTTTTACCATTATTCTTCCTCCTCCGAGTCATCATACTCATAATCATCATCTTCCACACTGTCTGAGGCTTCTGTATCGCCCTCAGGAGCATTTGTCTCTTCCCAATCGGTAATTTCTTCGTCTGTAGCTGTATCCGGCTTGTTTTCCGCATCCTCCGCAGAGTCTGCCTCCGTGTATTCCACTTCAATAGCCCCATCATGATCCGGCAATGCATTTGATGGACCAGGTAACATTGTACTTTCATCCTGTTCCGGAGCTGCACTGCCTTTCAGGTTTTCTTCATAATCCGGATCAAAGAGGCTCTGCTGTCCTCCCTCATTGATGTATTTCAGAACGTACCGTTTCAGATCTTCGTCCCATACCAGATTCATCCCTGCATCTTTCTTGCCATCCATGGAATCTTTTACTGGAACCGCAATGGAAACCTTGTGTTTGATTACTGGCTTGTTAATCTCAATAGATCCACCTTTTCCGTCCGGAACCCAGTCCTGCTTCATTTGCAGATCCACTTTCAACGTAATGCTGCCCTCATCAGAATTATTCTTTTCCATACTCTTGAAAAGCCTCTGCATCAGCAGATCGAAATTCTCTCTGGCTGTGGTGAATACATCACTTTCAATCTTCATTTCTTCATAGTTGTTCATTCTTTTGCTCCTTCCTGCCTATTCAGGCTCAACAGATTTTATAATTACTTCCACCCGTGGATTTTCTGAATAAAACTTCCGGCACTGGCAATCTACGATCTGTGTATCATCCCTGTATGCGATCTGATTCAATGAATCTGCTATAATTTTTACTACATTATCCATGTCCGGCTTCTTGGTCGGTCTGATCTTTCCTGCCAGCATTGCTGCCTTTTTCTTTTTGGATGCAGACTTCGGAATGGAATAATAAGCCTTGATCCTCATATCCAACATCATATCATCCGGGAAACGGAAGTCCTGGCATTGTGCCAGGTATTCCATATGTACCAGTGTTTCATAATTTACAGTGTCTTTCGGAGTTATCGCATGACCCGTCCGTGTGTTAAACCTTGGTCTGCCTTTTCCCTTTGGCTCACCAAGAATGGTAAACTTTACTTCCATGTCATCCCCCCTACTTCGCTGTATCCGCATTGGTAACAAGATCTTTCGCATGGATGAAATAATCCAAAGCCTTTCCATTGCCCCTCTGCTTTTTATGCTGGCCAACATCATATCCATTCTTCGCCAGTATCTTAATCACCTGCAGCCGGTCATCCATGTTATAAACCCTCAACTCTGCATCCCATTTCGGATCTTCTTTCTTTTCCGGCAGCTTTCCATCCATGATATTGTTAAAATCCACGTGTGCCACTTCCGCAATCTTATAGATCACACTGGCCAGCACATCATTCTTTCCATTTTCATAACTTCCCACCTGACTGTCGCTCTTTCCGATCAGTCTTCCAAATTCAGCCTGCGACAGCCCCATGCTCTCTCTGATCCTTCTGATGTTTGCTCCGATATCACCCATATACCCATACTCCTATTCTAAAAATTGCTTCATCCGGTCAAACCTGTCCGCAGCCTCCAACTGTCGAAATGATTCTCCCGGCATTTCCACCGGATAACACGTTTCAAAAATCCGGTCATACACCCTTTTGTACCGGATGTCGGTACACTGCAGCATTTCATTCAATGTCAGATTTGTAGTCAGAATCATTGGTTTATTTGCCCGAACCCTGCTGTCAATCACGTTATATACCTTTTCTAATGCATAATCTGTATTTCTCTCTGCACCAAGATCATCAATAATCAGCAGTGAGGCACTGTTAAGGATCTGAATATAATCTGACTCTTTTACATTACCCTGAATATCCTGTAAGATCTTCACGAACGAGGTCATCACTACCGGCACTCTCTTTTCCATCAGTGCATTTGCAATACAGGCTGCAGTGTAACTTTTTCCAGTTCCGACCGGACCATATAACAGCAATCCCTGATTTTTCTTTCTCATCTCACTGAACCGGTTAATATAGTTCACAGCAAGTTTATACGCTCGCTGATTTTCTTTTCTGATCCGGTACCGTGAAAAGCTTGCATCCCTGTATTTGCTTGCCATCATGGATGCATCCTTTAACCGGTTAATCACATACATCCGCTGTTCATACTCATCCTGCTCTTTTTTTCTTTCCAGTTCCTCTTCCCGGCACTTGCAGATACACGGCACAACCTTTTTCAATGATCCAAATACTACCCGGTACTGCTTGCGTCTTCCACAGACTCCACATACGATCAGTCCATCTTCTCCAACATAATCATTTGCACCAACCGGATTGATTTCATCCTGGCTATGCGATATAGGTAACATACTTTCCACTTTCATTCCGGTTGATCCTCCTATGCCCTTCTGAATGGATTAACAGCGTTTCCTGACGTTTCCTGTGGTTCCGGTTTGGATTTATCCAGGTAGTCGGTAAACGGCATCGTATCACTCAGGAACGTCCTCGGATGCTTGATATACCTCGCCTCCGTCCTTTCCCTCTGACACTCTGCTGCATAATTGGTTGCTGCAGTCAGCAGTTCATCTGCCCTGAATCCATCATTCAGCCTCGCCTGATATTTTTTATACGCATTCCCTTTATCCACTTTCCTCGGATACACTTTCCAAAATTCTTCAAATGCAACTGCGTATGTATTTTTCTTTGGTTTTTCCTCTGCCACCTCTTTTTCCGGTTCTTCCATTTTCTCCGGACTATTTTCTGTTGGCTCGCTTTCTGCCGGCTCTGCAGTCCTGGCTCTGCTTGCCCGGTACTTTCTCATGCGTTCCGCTTGCTTCGCTCTCTTTTCTTCGTACGAATTATAAAAACTTCGCCAGTCTATCCAATCATGCAGATATAGGCATCCTTTCTCCCGGTCGATCCATCCACATTCAACCAAGTTAGTAACAATCTTTGAAATCGCACCACGGTCAGTCTCCAAAAATCCCGGACGGATTGCCTCTTCAATGTCTTCATGGTCAGCGGCTATGATCCGACCATTTTCATCCGCATTATCCAGTCCCCACAGCCACAACCGGATCAGAACCCCGACTGCTTCGTTCTGACTGATCCCGGATCGCTTGGCAAAATCCCTCAACTTTCCTCCGATCAGCTTCTGATCCACCGTGATCCATGCCATCTCAAGTCCCTCCATAACTACAAGCTCGCTGTCAGATCATTGATGCCGATCGGTCTTTTTAACACTTTCGTGTCTCTGCACCAAATACACTGCTCACATCTTTCCGGCTCTACTCCACCGTACTTCACTTCCAGGATTCTCGGCATCATCTTCCTCACTGTATTCAGTGCCTCTGTCAGATAATTATCATGGATGTAGATCACTTCAATGTTCATAGCCTCTTCTTTGGAAATTCCGGCAATGTAAAATGGCAATTTCTTTCCCGTGTTCTGACGCACGATTTCCTGATAGACTGCTCCCTGGATGTCATACCCCCAGTACCGTACAAAATCCAAATACCCGATATCCGGAACATACCCGAACTTCGTGAGTGACTGCATATATTTCAGATCCACGATTGCCTTTCCCGGATGATAGCTGTCCATTTTGATCTTCCATTTTGCACCAAACAGTTCTCCGGTCATTATGACCTGTTTTTCTCCGCTCATGTACTCCTGAAATAATGGATCTCGCAAACTTCTTTCGATTGCCCTTTCAGCCTTTGCGTATGTAGCTTTCAGTGTTCCATCCTGCCTGAATAATTCCGGGTGTTCCTCTCTGAACTTGTCCAAAGTACCCTCATAGTAGGAATCCACATAACTTCCTTCAAGCAGTGCTGTCCGTTCCGGCTCCCGATATTTCCCACGGATCTTTGCCATTGCACAGGATTCACAGCCGAGCTTTCCGTATGTCCCTGCAAAATCTTTAAACTGGGATACCGACATATATTCATAATTCGCTATGTCGGAGTAATAATTCTCCGATGTCAGTTGAAAGCTCATGTTTATACCTCCTCGTAACTAATTCCCATTGCCTTGATATAATCAATTACTTTCCGGTATTCTTCCGGTGATCCAGTGATCCTGATTACCTGGGATAATCCATTGTTATTTCTCACCGGTACTCCTGTTGATTCTTTGTCTGTTTTCATTTCTTCCACCACCGCTGTCTGTGGTGATTCCTGAACCGGCTCTGTAAATACTGCACGGGCATATGCTTCTCTTTCAATACTTTCAATCGCCTTTCCCGTATCTGACTGTGGCTGCTCTGATTCACGTTTGGAAAGTTCTTCCATCTGTCTGCGACGTTCCTCTTCCTCACGTTTTTTTCTTTCTTCCTCCTGCTGTCGTTTCAGGATAGCTGCCTCCTGATCTCTTAATTCCTGAACTTTCTGCATTGCATCAGCCAGTCTCAGATTCTCTCTGTACGCACCCTTTGCGTAGATTCTGAATCCATCTTCAACACCTTCCAATACCTGCAGATCAGTCCGGACCGCATCAGCCCTGGCATCAATAGCGGACTGCCATTCTGATTTCTTCGCTGTGGCATTCTCCCAGCGTACATCATACAGGGATTCTTTCGCTTTATCCGCAATCTCCTGTTCGATCCCTTCAAAGGCTTTTTCCATATATTCCAGGATCACGGCTCTCGCTTTTTTCTTCCTTGCATTCTCATACTCTGTCAGTCTTTCATCAATGACTGCGATCGGTTCCTGGATAATCGCCATCAGTTCTTTTGCCTGACTGTCAATCAGTTCAAACGGCTCTAAGCATTTTTTCTTGATCTCAATCTTCCGTGCATTGACCGACTTTGAAAGAGCATTCAGCATTGCTCTGTCTTTCTTTGCCTGACCGATATTGGATGCATCATAATCTGTTGTCTTAAACACGACCAGGGCATCTGTGATCGCTTTTTTCAGATCCTCATAATTCCATGTTACTGTTCCCGGTGTCTGCTGTACTACTACCTGTAATTCATTCATTTCCATATCCTCCATTATTTTCCATTATTAATTAATAATCCCACGGCAACCCATCATTCGGATAATTTTCCGGCATGATGAACATTTCTTCTGAACCATTCCCGGTTGCTGCCTGTACCGGCTCTTTCTCAGGTGTCTTCCTGAGATCCTGCGGTGGCACTGTCTGCTGTGGCTTCTGTTCAATATAATTCGTTTCCTGCGGTTGTTCCTCCGCAAATGCATCCACAACCCCATCAGATTCCGGGAGCTGTGCCGGCTGCCTCGTATGTCCGCTATTTTCAAACTCAAATCCTGATCCCTCTTCGTAAGCCCTTATCAACTCAACCTTATCCAGGTTCAGGTCGATCAGTTTACTCAGCCTGCGGATCACCGTTTTCTTGCACATTTCTCCGAAAGAATCTCTCCATGCCTGGCTATTTGCAGCCTTGGAATATGTATCTTTCGTATGCTGGATCTCTTCTACACTCATACTATCGTATTTGATAGTCCCATCTGCATACATTACAACCGCAAATGCTCCAATGATCGGTTCGTTAGAAAATGGTACCGGCTTGAAGTGTAACTTCTGTACCCCTGCTTCAACTCCCTCGTCATATGCATCCCCTTTCCTGACCACTTTGGCATAAATGTCTTTGATCGGATCATCACTGAACCGTTTGCAGACCTTGATTTCTCCTTTGTAGTCTGTCTGGAATGTCATTTCTCCCTTATACGGAATTGCGTAGCATTCTCCGTTCAGGAAATCCAGTCCCAGGTATGCCCCTTTCATCATGCAAAGCACGATGGAGTTGATATCAACCGTCTGCAGATGATCTCTTTTTTTGTTGTCTCGCAACATATCACGGATTACCGTGATACAGTTCATAGCGAATCTCTGCTGATTGAATCCCGGTGGCATTGCATCTTTCTTTTTTGTCAATGTCTCCATCAATTTCCCCTGGATCTGATCCAGGTACTGGTCTGTTGTCATCTGTCCCATAAGTTTCCTCCTTATCCTACTTTTTGTATTTCCGGCACATTACTTGTGAAAATACTAATGTCAATCGGCTTCTGCTTTTCTAATGCCTCCAACAGCTCTTTCTCATTATTGATTCCATACTCTTCTGAGAGCTGCTTTTTCAATTTGTCAATCAACTCCATCCTGAACACCCCCGTATTTCTTCAGATACATTCTGAGTTCCATCACGTCATCCGTGAACTTACTCAGCTCCGTCACTATTTTTTTTAATACCTCCTCTTCTCCCGGATCCAGTCTGCCATCACTGGCAATGCCGAGAAGATCTTTTTTTATGCTATGCAACCGATCATCATCTGCATGATTCAGCAGACTGCAGGTGATCTGTTCGATCCCCCTGATCTTGGTTGCTATATTCTGCCTTTTTCCAATCGGGCAGTCATTCTTGCAATAGCAGGCTTCCAACTCCGGTGCTCCGTAAAGATCTGCCATTCTCACAACTACGTCTGTCGGTACTGGTGTCAGTCCCAACTCGTAATTGCTCAGGCTCGACACTGATATATTCAGCATCTCAGAAGCTCCCTCACGGCTGCTCAGCCTGTCATTGTATTTTGCAGCTTCTTTTCTACATTGAAAGTAGATACTGCCACTGCTGTTTGCACATTCTTTCTCCATGTTCCAAAGTACCTCCATGAGCTGTCTCTTATACACATCTGACGCTGCCGACGACTTAATAGGTGT